GGTCAATTGGTGTTTTCTTCGCCATTTGTCCCACCCTTCCGCTCGACATACAGTTCAATGATGTCGGTCTTGGCTTGGTAGGTGCGATAAACGGAATAAGTCCTCCCCTTATAGCCTACAACAGACTCCCCATTGTAGTCTCCGAAGAACATCGTGATTCGGTATTCCGGGTTGAGTCCGCTTCTCCCGGCCTCAAAGAACTCTGCCCTCGTTACCGAATCCACCTTGCAGAAGACCTCCTTTGCGGTTCTGGTCTTCCGTGCTACCCCATACTCGTCATAGGAGACGGAGTCTGAATAGAGATTTACGATGTCGCTTCTGTCCATGTCGTGTACCCACTAGCCATAGAAAGTTGCGCTTTCTGTTCGTCATAGGCCGCTTTCAGTCGCTCATAGTCATCTGGCTGCCCAAAATGCATTCGGACATAGGTGATCACCGCTCTCTTGATGAGTGCGTCCGTGGTGTCATCGTTCGTCACTCCTGCCACCCCCATGTCAAGGATGGCGGCATCAATGAGGTCGGTGATCTCAGCGTCAAACGCCTGTGTCGTGACCCTTAGAGCCAGTTTTGCGGCACTCAGCATTGCGGTGCTTGCCATTCTCAGGCCTCCATACTCAGATAGGTTGATTCTGTTACTACCCCAAGGGAAACGTGGCCCATCTTCACCCGGCTGTCACAGAACATCTCCACCCCCACCTGTGAACAATGGGAGCAGAAGGTCAAGTCTTCACCGAATCCGATCATCGGTGCGAACGGTTGACCAAATTTGTCTGCGACCTTCTTAATGAGGTCAACGGTCATCAGCACCCCACCAAAGCCGCACCCGGCAATGGGGAAGATGCTGTCCTTTGGGTAGTCCGTATAAGAAAGAGCAATTGGGGTCACTTCGTCCTTTTCCTTGGAGTGGTAATACCCTAACTCTTTGTAGATTACTGGTTGCACCGGGGCCTTACGCTTGAAGTATAGCCCGGATACCAGTTCCCGGCCTTCGTCAAGGTCTGCTGACAGCCTTTTCAGAAGGTCGGAGTCGAAGTCCATGTCGGAGTCAAGCCAGAGGATCCTGTCGAATCCTTCGGTGACGGCCTGTTTTGCGAGGTTGTTCCGTGCGTCATAGACCAGAGAAGAACACGAAATCGCAAATCTTGTGTCCTGCCCCTTGTCCAACCCCAAAACGGACTTAAAAAAAACCGTGTGGATCATGTCCATGCACGGTATCGCAATGAGTGTTTTCATTAAAGCCTCCTTGTGAAAGCACTATTTAGGATGCTTGCTGAAGAACAGGATAGCCGTCTGCGGTTGCGGTTAGATAATATGTACTACCCATAGTGTTGAACCCTATTCCGCTGATTGATTCCAGCTCTCTCCGGGCCAGCTCGGCTTGGATAATCTGGGAGTCGGTCGGCATAACGGGTTCTCCTTAGTGGTTCTGGTTGTTACTCACTCGTGTCTTGCGGGTATCCATCTGCGGTCGTGGTTGCGTATTCAGAGCCACCGGCGGTTGTTAGATAATACGTACGACTCTTAGGAGCATATCCTATTTCGCTGATTGACTCCAGACTCGCCGGGGCGGGGGCACCCTGTGGCCTCGCAATAACTGCGCCCGTAGTACCAAACGCCTCGTAGATTTCCTCCCACGTTTTGTCGAGAGTTCCCTCCCCAACGTTCAGCGTTGCCACAAGGACGGAACCGCCACCAGCATTGGCAACGCCCTGTTCCAGCTTGTTAAGTTTGGTGGAGGTCACGACATCACCGGACTTCCAGTTTGTAGGAGTATAAGACATTGTTTTCTCCTCTCTGTGAAAAGTGGGGGATTGCTCCCCCACTCATCACGATTTTAGGGTCATATAATCGACTTGGCCCTCATCGACCTTGTTGGAGTCGTTTCCTTGGGCCGCCTCAAAAGGTAACCTTGCAGAAGGCGTGATCAGCAACGATGCCAATGCCGATGTACTCACGGCCTACCAGCTTGACCAGATCCTTCTCAGCAAGGCTCAGATCGTCATACTTGATGGTGATCTCGTCACCGTTGGGGAAGTTGGCATGAGCACCAACGCCGAAGTCGCCTACCACCATCCACGCA